AAGATTTTGTTGAAATCAATTCAGCTTCATTCAGAGGCATTGATACTGTTCGTGAGATCATTAACAATAGTCAATTCATGCCTATTGAAGGTTTATGTAGAGTTTGGCTGATCGACGAATGTCACAAGTTAACTAACGATGCACAGAATGCTTTGCTGAAGATTCTGGAAGATACTCCAAGCCATGTATACTTCATTCTTTGTACTACTGAACCACAAAAGCTGATTGCTACAATCAAAGGCAGATGCGTTCAATTTCAATTGCTTCCTCTGAATGAAACCGAACTGAAACAATTACTAAGAAGAGTTGCTCACAAAGAAGGTGAAGAACTTGAAGATAATGTTTTAGATCAGATAGTAGGAAGTAGTAAAGGTTTTCCAAGAAATGCATTGCAGATTCTTGAAGTGGTCTTATCTGCTACCCCTGAGAATAGATTGGAAACAGCTAAAAAGGCTGAAGCTGAAGTGATCCAATCTATTGAGTTATGTAGAGCTCTATCAAAGAAAGCTCCTTGGAGTCAGATAGCAAAGATACTTGAAGGTCTGAAAGATCAGGAACCTGAAGGTATACGTAGAGCTGTCCTGGGATATTGCCAGGCAGTTCTATTGAAAGGAACTGATCAGCCTTTGTTCGGGTTAATAATGGAGGAATTTATGACTCCTACTTATGATTCAGGATTCATTCAGATAACGTATGCTTGTTATTCAATATGTAAAGCTTAAAGATTATGAAAAACTTTATTACAATTTTAAATCACAGAGTCCATAAAGGCAGTATTAAAAGATATGCTCCAAGAGAAGATATTTACCTAATAATTTACTTTAAGGCCTCAAGATCAGCTACGGTAGATAGTGAAGCTTTTAAATTTGATACTAAGGAAGAAAGAGATGAAATATTAATGTTATTAGATAGTTCATTATAGAATGGAAAATAAAAATTGGAAGTATATAAGAAGAAATACTTCTGTATTCTCTTTGATAGATTTAAGATTGATATATAAGAGGGATACTGGTTATGATTATGACTGGGATAGTAAATCCTATGTTGAGTGGCTTGAGAAAATTATTATTTTTAAAGAGAGTTTACATAAAAAATTTATACCTTGGGAACCAATTAAAAACAAATAAAACTATGAGTGATGATGCAAGAGAAGTAGCAACAGCTTTCAGATGGATTACATTATGTATTCTACTGATTATTTTTTTAATTGTAGTTGGGATGATAGGATGCCCTCGCTACAAAGTTTATCAACAGAATTTGGAAGGTAAGGCAGAGTTAGCAAAAGCTACTCAAAACCGACAAATCAGAGTTCAGGAATCACAAGCTAAGTATGAAGCGGCTCATTATGAAAAGATGGCAGATAGTACAAGGGCGGTAGGAGTGGCAATAGCTAATCAAATTATTGGAAGTAGTTTAAAAGAAAATGAGGATTATTTACTTTGGTTATGGATAACAGATGTAGCGGGAGCTAATATTGACAAGACCGTAATATATGTTCCGACAGAAACTAATCTTCCAATACTTGAAGCCAACCGATTGAATAAACAGAATATTAATGTAATGCTTCCGGAGGAAAAGAAAAAATGAATTACGAAGATGACATAAAAATTGATGAATCCTCACTTGATGTAGAGTGGTTGGATCAACCATCGTTAATGATGAAGTATGCTCGACATGCTGCTCAATGTCGATTGGAAATGGATAAGGCTAAAGAAGCTTTGGAACTCGTTAAAGCTGAATTGGATAAGGAAATAAGATCCTTTCCAGATAGGTTCGGGATTGAAAAGATCACTGATAAAGTAGTAGAGAATACAATTCCTATGCAACCAGATTATAAGGAAGCCATTAATAACTTTATAAAAGCTCGCTTTGAATCTGATGTGGCATATGGAGCAGTGAAAGCTATGGAAACCAGGAAAGATGCTTTAGAGAATCTGGGAAGACTTATGGGGCTTCAGTATTTTGCTGGTCCCAGAATGCCTCGTGATCTTCATGAGGAACGAACAGCTAAACAAACGAAGGCGAATCAAACTGTAACTTTTAAAAGAGGAAGATGATAACCAAAATCATAATAGGGTATTTATTAGGGACAATTGCCCTATTAATACTCATTTATTTACTCAGCCGCGTCCAAATGAAAGGATGGTTGGATCAAATTAATAAACATTTTAAAAACTTTAAACCACATTTTTATGAAAGAAAAGAAGAGTAGTTTCCGAGACAAGGTAGTAGGAAATGTTCACAAACAAAAAGAATCTCGCAAGGGAGTCGGATATCTGAATATACCGCAAGGTTTCAGTCTGATGACTCTTGAGGATGGTCTTAAAACGTTAAGGCTGGATATCATACCTTACATAGTATCAGATCCTCATCATCTCGATCGTGATGACGAAAGGGATATTGCTACCGTAGGAAGTGAATGGTATCGTAAGGCAATTAAGGTGCATAATGAATTAGGACCATCAGGAAATGAGTCAATCATTTGTCCTACCACTTTCGGTAAGAAATGTCCGATATGTGAGTATCGAGTAAAGAGGATTAAGGAAGGGGCACACAAAGATGAATTTAAACTCTTATATCCAAAGGAAAGGAGTTTATATAATGTCATTCCTATTGGTAGTGAAAAACTTGATGAAAAAATCTATCTTTGGAATATGTCGGACTATCTATTCCAAAGCGCTCTCAATGATGAGCTACTTGATAATCCTGACAATGGAATCTTCCCTGATCTGGATGAAGGTAAGACTCTTGTACTCAAACTGAAATGGAAAGCAATCAGTGATAATTCCTATCCTGAAGTAAAGGATATCACTTTTGAAGACCGGGAAGCTTACGATAAAGGGATCCTTGATGATGTAGCTGATTTGGATACAGTTCTGAAAGTTCTTTCTTATAATGAAATTGCTGCCCTATTCTTTGGTGAAGAGGATGGAGGATCTTTAAAGGAAGCCGGTGATGACGATGACGATGATCCAAAAGAAACTCGCCGAAGTCATAAAGAGGAGAAAGAAGAACCAGAGGAATCTCATTCAAAATATCGTAGAGGAGGGGCTGCCAAAGAAGAGGAGGAGAAGGAGGAAGAGAAGGAGCCTCCGACTCGTAGCAGAAGATCAGCTCCGGCTGAAGAAAAGGAAGAACCTCCTGTTAGGAACAGAAGATCAGCTCCTGTTGAGGAAAAAGAGGAAGAGAAAGAACCTCCTCGTAGAGTAAGTAGAGGAGCAGCAAAAGAAGAACCTGAAACGAAAGGGGATGGTAAATGTCCAGCTGGTTATAAGTTCGGAGTTGATTTTGAGAAATATAAGGCTTGCGATACTTGTAAGGTCTATGACGATTGCTTTGAAGCCAGTAAAAAATAGGAAATATGCCTCTACTAAAAGTGAAAGTTGAGCGTAAGGGAATGAAAAGGAATATAGGTGGATATTTTCCCACTTATATTGATTCATACCTTACTCTCAAGTCACTTGCAGATGCAGTGACTAAATCCTCAATTATGCAATCCATCTTAGAAAAATGGGTGGCTAATAGTCGAGCGAAGGAATCTGAAAAAGTTCTTTTGGATAGGATAAGCCAAAGATTAAGCGCCCAATGGAAGATAGATAAAAAACAACCTCCTTACTGGTCCTTTGAAGAGTATAAGGAGAAGGTTCATGTTGAGTTATTATCCAGAGGGATAAGTGAGGAAAATGTAGATAAGATACTAAAATCTATTCAGAAATGACTGTAGTGAGAGGAAAGAAATCAACTCCATTGAGCAAACAAGTTAGAGAAAGAGTTAATAAACCAATCGAAAAGAAGGAGGAATTAGATGGTAATTTTGGAACCGTTATCAGTACAGGATCAACCTTACTTGATCTTGCACTTTCAGGAGGAAGACTTCATGGAGGGGGACTTCCAGGAGGAATTCTGGTGGAAATCTTTGGACCCAGTGGTTCAGGAAAAACTGTGTTCCTTTCTGAAATCGCTGGTGGGGTCCAACGTCTCGGAGGTGATATTATCTTTCACGACCCCGAAGCGAGAATCAATCCCACATTTGCAAAATTATTCGGTTTGGAGTTACCTGAAGGGACTTATCATATCCCTGACACGGTCCCCGAAATATTTGATCCAATTCATAATTGGGCTCCTAAGGATCCAAAAGCAGTAAATGGAATATTTGCAGATTCTCTTGCTGCCCTTTCTACTGATATGGAAATGGATCCAAAGAAAGGTGATAAGATGGGAGCTCGCAGAGCCAAAGAGTTCAGTGAAGGTACTCGAAAAACTTGTAGAATCATCAAAGATAAGAACTACTTAATGGTTTGTAGTAACCAGATTCGTCAGAATATGGATCCGATGGCTTATTCAAAGTATACTACTTCTGGAGGTGAAGCCATAGGTTTCTACTCAAGTGTTCGTTTGAAAACTCAAATCACTAAGAGACATAAAGTTGAAAAGACCTTCAAAGGGAAGGATATTTCTAAGATCATAGGAGTCAGGATTGAAGTAGAAGTATTCAAGTCATCTATCTGGGAACCTTTTCATACCGCTCCTGTTACTATCATATTTGATTATGGAATTGATGATATCAGGGAAAATCTTCAGTTCATTAAAGATTACTCCAAATATAGCACTTATACTCTTGGAGGGGAGTCTTTGGATAAGTCCATGAATGAGGCTATCAAAATAATTGAGGAGGATAAACTTGAATCAGTCCTCAAAGAGGAAGTGATTAACCTTTGGGAAGAAAGAGAAATGGCTTTTAAAGTAGAACGTAAACCAAAAAGATAATGTCAGTAAAAGTACAAATCGGAAAAATGAAAGGTAAAGCCTATACAAAAGAGGAATACCTTTTCAAGAAAGCCCATCCTTTTCGGTGGTGGCTTGGTAATGGACTAAAAGAGTTCTTTCGTTGGCGAAGGAGAGTTGCTCGTAAATGGCAAATGAGAAAGGAGGAAAAGAATGGAACGATCGAACGAACCGAGAATACTAACAAATGATCCCAGCTTCACGGCTTGGGGATGGGCAGTTTTGAATGGTAAAGGAGAAGTTCTGGCTATCGGATGTATCCAAACTAAACCTGAACATAAGAAAACTCGGGTAAGGGTATCAGATGATCGAACCAGGAGAGCCATAGAAATAGTTCAGGAGCTACTTCGTATTATAACCAAATACAAAATCAATTACATCGTATCTGAATCACCTCACGGGAGTCAGAATGCCAGTGCCGCCGTAATGATAGGAATAGTAACCGGAATATTAGCCGCCATAGGTGAATGCCTTCAGATTCCCATTGAGTATTATTCTGAACAAGATAGTAAAAAAGCTCTACTGGGAAAGAAAGCCGCCACAAAGGATGATATGATTGAAGCAATAGATCGAGTATACGAAGTGGCTTGGCAAAAAGTAAAATACTTTGATGAAGCTGTAGCTGATGCTTTAGCTGTTCATTATGTAGCAAGTAAACAAAGTCAGATACTTAAATATATGAAAAGATGAAAATAGTAATAGATTCAATAGAGGCTAATTTGATAGATGCTTCAACTTTAGCCGGTAATGATTACCTAATAAAAAGTTGGACTACTAAATACGTAGTTATGTTTCTAAGACAAAACCATACTAACGTAGTAGGAGAAATAATCACTAATCATGCTCCATCTATTAGTGAACTTCTGGCGCACATAAAGTGGTTATTTGAGCCAATGGAAGAAAGATTCAAAACGAACCCTCCTGAATTCAAATGAACAGATATGTATGTGGGTTATTATTTAATCCAGAGAATACTTTTGTAGTTCTTATAAAAAAGAATAAACCTGAGTGGCAGGTAGGATTGTTAAATGGAGTAGGTGGTAAAATTGAACCAGGAGAAAGCCCATTACAAGCCATAGTAAGAGAATTCAAAGAGGAAGCCGGATTAGTAGTTCCTAATTGGAAACATTTCCTTCGGGTCAATGACCGAGTTTGGTACGTAGACTTCTTTAAAGCTCAATCTGCTGAATTTAGTTCAGTAAAATCAATGACTGATGAAGAAGTAGTAATAGTAGGGGTTGATACTTTCTATACCCGAAAAATAATTCCAAACCTGAGATAGATAATACCGATGTGTTTGGATCCGAATCATTCTGATGGAATAGTGCATACTAAAAAAGTATTTTTAGATGATAACAGAACTCGATATTTATAATTTCCAGAGTTGGGAAGAAGGGCATTTTGTATTCCATCCTGGAGTGAATGTTATTGTTGGTGATTCCGATATGGGAAAATCAGCAATGCTTCGTTCTATCAGATGGGTTATATGGAACCGCCCTTCAGGAACTACTGTCAAATCTTGGTGGGGAGGACCTACATCTGTTGAATTGGTAACCCCAGAAGGGATAGTGATCAGATCCAAAGATAAGGAAGATATTTATAAATTGGGGATATCAGGTAGAAAAGATATGGTATTCAAAGCCTTTGGTCTTTCAGTTCCCCCAGAAGTAAATCAACTTCTTGATATAAGTGAAGTAAACTTTCAGAAACAAATTGATCAACCCTTTTTGTTGAGTCAGACTCCTGGTGAAAGAGCTATCTATTTCAATAGAATTGCCAAGCTTGATAAGATTGATATTGGATTGACCAACATCAATTCTTGGATCCGTGATCTGACTTCTACGATAGGTTCCCCAGCCACTAAAGACAAATCAGCTACGGGACTCATCAAACAAATAGAAGATGCTACTGAAGAACTCACTAAGTTTGATCATTTGGATATGTATGAAGCTGATGTTGAAGTATTAGAAGTTCGGGGCAATGAATTTATCCGCTTGATCAATAGAAAAGACTCTCTACGAAATCTGATTGAGAGTCTTGATGAAGTAGAGACTAAAATTGAAAAGGAATCAGATATCCTTGTTATAGCGGATGAGGTAAGTCAAGTGATAGATAAAATCCATGATGTTAGATATAAACGAAATACCAGACATGATCTATCTTTAAAGATCCAAGCCCTTGATTGGATTGACGAACAGATTGAAGAAAAGAAAACTTTGGCACTTCTTGAAGGTAAAGTAGTTGGATTATTAGTATCTCTTAATCAACGTAGAGATAAAATAAAATTGTTTGCCGAACTTACCGCTCTATTACGAAGGATCAAAATACTTGATAGTCAAATAGATGAAGGATCAAATACTTTAATAAAAGATGAGGAATACTTTAAAAAGAACTTTCCTGAAGTTTGTGTTTTATGTGGACAAGATGTTGAAAAATGGAAACCAATAGAAGGGTATGAATTACTGTATTGTGTTAGTTCTATTGGTAGAATTGGTTCTTATTACCATGATGCTACTCATGTGGGAACGGATTTTAAATTAAAAGAACAGAGTTTAGATCAAGACGGATACAAAAGAATTTCCTTATATGATAAGAAAGGAGGGAAAGATCCAGTAAATAAAAGTGTAGCTCGATTGGTATTAGAAGCTTTTATAGGGCCTTGCCCTCCGGGAAAAGAAGCAAGTCATTTAGATAATGATAGAACCAATAATAGATTAAGTAATTTACTATGGGAAAGTCATGCAGAAAATGAGGAAAGAAAGAAGAAATTTGGAACAAGACCAAAAGCCCCCAATGCAAAATTAACTGAAGAGGATGTTTTAAAAATTAGACAAATATATGATCCTTATAAAACAACTCAGAAACAACTATCAGAAATGTTTGGAGTTTCAGAGGATTCTATTTATCATATAATTAATGAACATACCTGGAAAGATAAGTAATGAAAAGAATTAAAGTGATCTTTGAAGTTGAAGTAGACACAAAAGAAGAACTTCAACAAGTGCAAGATGCTATTGGAACTAACGCTAAATTACTTGAAGCCTTACTACAAAATGAGGATCTGCAAATAAATATTACTATGCAAGAAAAAAAGAAATGGTATAATTTTTGGATGTAGATATGGAAAGAACGAAACATAATGAAAGAAGACCTATATTCATCTTAACGAGTGACTGGCACCTCCGGGAAGATACTCCTACCTGTTTTACCGGTGATTGGAATTATGAACAATGGAAAGCCGTAGAGAATATCAGAACCTTGCAGGCTAAGTATAAATGCCCTATATTACATGCCGGTGATCTATTTCATCACTGGAAGGCTTCACCTTCTTTACTAACGTCAGCAATTCTATATTTACCTGAAGGATTTAATACAGTCTATGGTCAACATGATCTTCCTCAGCACAACTGGGAATTAAGGCATAAAAGCGGATTACGAACCTTGGAATCTGCTGATAGATTGAAGGTCCTACCTGGTTATCATTATGGACAAGATCCAGATGGTTTAGCCGCTAAACCATCATATCATATAATATCTAATACAGATGATCACTGGTCGGTAAGAGTCTTAGTTTGGCATCACATGACCTATATCAATATTCCTTTCCCAGGGGCATCAGTAGGACAAGCTCAAGGAATATTAATGAAATATCCTCAGTTCAATCTTATTCTTACTGGTGATAACCATCAGAGTTTTACAACTAGTTATGAAGGTCGAGTATTAGTCAATCCTGGTCCTATCACAAGGCAAGCTGCAGATCAAATTAATTATAAACCAAGAGTAGCATTATGCTTTAAAGATGGGACTATTGAATGGTATTATCTTCCAGTATTAGACGGAGTGATAAGCCGGGAGCACATAGATGTAACCGAACAAAGAGATAACCGTATTTCTGCATTCATTAGCAAGTTAGATGACGAGTGGGAAACAGAGTTATCCTTTGAGGATAATCTTGAGAGGTTCAAAGCTAAAAACAAGATAAATGATAAGATAATGGAGTTAGTTTATAAGGCTATTGAAAATCAACCAATTAAAAAATAAATTTAGTTCAGATCAAAAATATATTAAAAAATATTAGAATATATTAAAAAATAATATATATCTTTGACCTTAGTTCTTTGAAATATTGATTCATTATAATAAGGAGCCTTGCAGCAAATTAAAAAGTAAACCGACATCGAGTTCAAGGTAATGGTTTACCCAAGGGCTTCTGATAAGGATAGTAACAGCAATGAACCATGTGGTTAAATCAATAGATTAATAATCTTACGACGAAAGGGTTCAAATCCCTCAACTATCCTGATAAGATGACTAACAGCAATTTAAAAAAATTGAAAATTGGTTTCAAAAACAAACAGTCATCTGATAAGGATTGCAACAGCAATTAAAAGCAACTGGAATTCTGGGTCGTGGGTTCGAATCCCATCGGTAATGTACGTGAAAACGCCCAGTACCGTAGCTCAGTCGGTAGAGCAAGAATCTGCAAAGAGACGCAATCCTGATAAGGTTCCAAACAGCAATTTAAAAATCTTTATGTTAAAAGAAAAAAACTGGAACCTGACAAGGGTACAAACAGCAAACTACTAAATCAACCCCTACCATTGAAAAGGAGTGAAACGACTGTGCCCTGTTCTTTCTAATCTTATGTTTCACTAAATATTTCTAATTATGTTTACTCAAAAACAAACTTCGCTTTTTGAAACTCCTTCTAAAAAGAAGGCTGTTTCTTCTAACTCATTTGTCAATGCGGGACTCAAAAAATCAGCAGAAACTCTGTCTGGTAACTATGCTAAAAAGTATGCTACTACTGGGAATGATTTTGTAGATCAGTTTGGTAAACTTGGTTCATATAAAGAGCAGAGAAGCTTCTCTGATATATCAGCCGATACTCAACTACTCTGGTCACAGAATCAATTACTAACCGTATGCTTTATATTCTTCATACGTTTGATCACAAGAGTGGTCTCTTTATTCACTGGATTTAAAACCAGTACTACTCAGAGGGGAGCCGGTCTGAAGTATGAAGGTATTATGCGAATGATCTGGGTACATATTAATGCTCCTGAGACTTTCTGGAAGAACATTCGTCTATTCATATCTGTTGGATCCTGGAAGGATATCTTCCTGATGCTCCAGTATGATCTTGAGTATAATGGATGGGATAATAAAAAGCTGAACTGGGATGAATTTGCAAATCTGATCATGGTAGGATTAGAGAATCCAAATACTTCAAACCTGGTGAAGAAATATCTTCCTCAGATCAAAGCAAGAAGTAAATGTACTACTCTTCAGAGCCAGGCAGATACAATCATAGGAAAGTTCATCTGCAGTAAGATGGATATAACTTATAAAGAATATCGAAAGCTCAAAACCAGTGGGAATGCTCATACTTGGCAGAAACTGATATCGCAGAAACTATTTGATGCAATTGACTTTTCTTCAGTACATGGCAGAGCCTTATCTCTTATGGTTTCCTCTAAGTTCATTGAAAACCATGGACTTGAAGAAAGATACCAGAAATGGATTGAAGCTCAGCCAGTAGCCAAATTTACCGGTTATGTGCATGAACTGATGAGTAAGGTCAAGCAGAATATGAAGAAGTATCTGGTTGATACCATCAACAAGCAATTCTATGGATTAGTTGAAGTTGGGAAGAAAGGAGTCAAAACTGGATCCAATCTGATTGTGGTTCGTGATACCTCAAGCTCTATGGATTCCAATTCGATTGGTAATGGAATCACTTGTTATGATACTGCTAAGGCTTTGGCTCTATATTTCAGTGAGTTCTTGACTGGGTCATTTGCTAATAGCTGGATTGAGTTCAACTCTACCGCTCAGATGCATACCTGGAAAGGAAACACTCCTGTAGAGAAGTGGCTGAACGATCATTCAAGTTATGTTGGTAGTACCGATTTTCAGTCTGTTATAGACCTCTTTATAAAGATCAAAAGGCAGGGAGTTCCTGAATCAGACTTCCCAACTGGTATACTTTGTATATCTGATGGAGAGTTCAATCCTACCAAAATGCTACAGATTACTAACGTAGATCAGGCTTTGACCAGACTGAGACAGGAAGGCTTCTCGAATGATTACGTAGATAATTTTAAGATTATACTTTGGAATTTGCAATCAACTTACTATGGTAAGGGAACTGGTGAAAAGTTTGAAACATATGGAGGGGTAAAAAATGTTTTCTACCTATCCGGATACGATGGATCAATCGTAGCCTTCCTTACTGGAGTTGAAAAACAAGAAAAGATTCCAGAAACGGCTGAGGAATTATTCCAGGCTGCTATGGACCAGGAAGTCCTGAGTATGATTCAGGTATAACTGAAAGAGGAGGTGACTCCTCTTTCTTATTTTAAACACCATGACTAAAATAAACAAAAGCATTTCTATTGATGAAAAGATAGTAAAGCTGGCAAAGCAACAGGCTAAGAAAGAACGAAGATCATTCAGTTCATTCATAGAGAACATCGTGGATACCTATCTGAAACAATTAATAAATAAGGAAAATGGAACCGGATAATGAAATAGTTGAAATTATGGCAGCTCTGACTCAACAAACCGCGAAGTTTATACATCAGAAAAAACTGGATCAATTTAATATAAGCTTTTGTGTTGATGGAAGAGAATTTGTATTGAAACTTGAAGAACATAAACTTGAATCTAAAAAATATAGACCATGGCCGTGGATGAAGAAAAACTTCTGGAGTTAAAGCAAAAGATAGATACCGCAAAGACTACGGTAGCTGAACTCTCCGGACAAAGGAAGAGTATGATGACTCAACTTAAAGAGACTTGGGGATGCAAGACTCTTGAGGAAGCTGATAAGAAACTCGAAAAGATGAACAAGGAAATCAAAGACCTTGACGATGAGATTAAAACCCGCTCTACTGAAATTGAAGAAAAGTACAAAGTAGAATGAACATACAAGAACTGAGAAACAGACTCGAACAACAGAAAGGTCAAAGGAATCAACTAATGAGCCATCTGAGAACACTAAGAGGAAACTTAGTTTCCCTCCGCAGAGATTTGCATAGACACGAACTGGCTCGTGAAGTGATAAGAGAAGTAGGACTCAAAACTCAACAACAATTACAGTTCCATATCAGTGATATAGCTTCACTGGCTTTGGAAGCTGTCTTCCCTGATCCTTATCAGCTGAAGGTCAATTTTGTTCAGCGAAGAAATAAGACTGAATGTGATCTGCTATTCATAAGGGAAGAGAATGAAATTGATCCCCTTGAGGCTTCAGGATTGGGAGTGGTTGATATCACTTCATTCTCTTTGAGGATAGCTGCTTGGAGTATGTTACATCCTCGTATTAGGAATGTAATCATTCTCGATGAACCTTTCCGTTTCGTAAGCGAGAACTACCAGGAAAGAGCTTCTACTATGATCAAAGAGGTATCAGATAAGTTAGGGATTCAATTCATAATCAATACTCACGTTGAAACTCTGGCAACATCTGCTGATCGGGTATTTGAAATAGGTAAGAAAAGAAACAAATCATACATAAAATAAATATAAAAATGGAAGATCCTGAAAATTATTATGATACTTATAAAGATACTCAAGGATGTAAAAGAACCTTTTGGATATTAGTAATTTTAGGAATTATGATAATATTATGCTCCTATTTGGATGCACAGCAATGGAAAAATGAGAATAAAGGTTTATATCCCAACGCTGTGTCTTTAACCCTGAATCGTCACAATTACGCACTGGGATTAAAGTATGATTATCTATTTCAAGAACCTGTTTTAAACATCCCTTTCGGTTTATCTGCATCATTCTCTCAAACCATTAAACCTGATTTAGACTACAATAGTTATGAATGGGAAAGGAAATATTGCATAGGGAGCATTATTACATTAGGCCACTTGCTTGAAAATGGTTTAACTCACTTTATGGTAACCACTGACTTGGTTTATAACTCACATCCCAGACCTTGGCCTGAGGAAAATCTACAACCAGGACAGAGTTATGCAAAAATAGAGGAAACTACCAATATAGGTTGTAATTTGGGATTACGAATTCAGATGCAACATGCTACAATGTTTTTTCACAGTGATATAGTTAATTGGATGTCATATACTGAATTTGGTGTAGGATATACTTTTTCATTTTATAAAACCCGCTAAAGATGAAAACAACAATTCAAATTAAAACCATTTATGGGAAATTGCTCTTTAAATTTGGAAAAGAGGATAATTCCATAAAAAACGTACTAACCGAAGCCGTTAAACAGCATGCATACTTACAGGGTGCAGACTTACGGGGTGCAGACTTACAGGGTGCAAAC